ATATTCCAATTGCTATTCGTTAATGTGTTTGAGGAAGCAACTGAGCCACCATTACCTCTTACACAAAATGCTGGACGATTTGGTGCATAACCAGCAGCAATACCGTTTGTTGTTGTATTACCTGCAAGTGTTAAGTCGCCCGCATCACTCAAAGAAAATGATGTTATTAGGTATGCACTATTAACAACTTGTAATTCACCAACAGAACTTAAACGGATTGTTTTGTTTCCGTTTGTTGCGCCAGCAGATGTATTTGTAAATTTTAATACATCTGCATAACCTGTACCACCAATTGTATTGGCTGCAGTAATAGACAATCCTGAACCTGTTGTTGTGACAGGTTGATATGTTATACTTACATTTCCTGTTATACTTCCACCAGTGTTTGCAAGTGCGTTGTTTGCTTTGGAGAAAGCACTATTAGCATATGAACCAGCTGAGTTTGCGGCAGTAAATGCTGAGTTTGCATAAGAACCAGCTGCATTGATGGAACTGTTTTGTGTTAATTCAATACCCACCAAATTAACAGTATTGGATGCTGATGTATTGGCTGCATTAAATGCCGCATTGGCTTGTGCAAAGATACTATTAGAATATAGTAATAATTCTACACCGCTGTCATAGATTGTATTTGAACTAACACTATTGAATGTAGAAGTTGTGACATTACTTTGAGCACCAGTTGGTCCAAATTCTGCCCATATTGGATATGCCGTGTTGCCAAAGTTTTCATACATTACACCTGTATTAGAATTCAACCACAAATCGTTTGAATTTGGATTACTTGGTGCAGTATTTTGATAATATGTTTGTGTTTTTGCATTGGCTGCTGAGTAGACAATACTGCCATCTAATGTAATTGTCTTACTAGTAGTATTAGCAAAAACACCAATACCATTTGCGCCTTTGAAACTTAGAGTGTCTGTGTTAGATGTTGCAAGTATTAGTGAACCAGATACGTTCATTGTTGAGAACGAATTGGTAAACTGACCGCTAGAGATATATGTTATTGTACCTGTAGCATTTTTATAATACAACTTTCCATCGTAGTAGTTAAGTGCCAACTCACCATAATTTAGTGATGCTGGTACGTTACCTGATACGCCAGATTTTCTTAGTTGAATTGTTGTATTTGCAATTGTTGCCATCTATTAAAAACTTCCGCCATCCTCTATTGGATTTATAATTGTTGATGTCGTAATCAATTTATTTTCATCAATTTTCTTACGCTTTGCCGGAGTTAATTGCAAATAATTTATTTGTTCATTCAATGATTTAATTTTTGATTCATAATCGTCACGAGTTTTTTGGTGTTCATCTCGTTCTCTAATCAATTCATTTCTAAATGTATCAACATGTTGAACTTGATGACGCACATTTTCATATTCATGTTTCACACTACTTAGATTATTGATTTCTTTTCTCAAGTCTTCAATAATTCTATCTTTATTTTCAGATATAGTTCTCACTTGGTCACTCGCAATTTGTTGAGAACTTGATGTTTCTTTTCTTAGGTTCTCAACAATGCTTTCTAATTCTTCAACTTTTTGATTTAATTCACCAATTGCTTCGTCACTTATTTTAAGATTGGTCTGTAATGAAATATTTCTCAGTACAGCATCTTGCATCGTATTGGTCACCATTTCAATATAATAGTTCACATATTTCTCACTCATCTCAAACTCCTAATAAATCATAATATAGTATTTAGAAGCTGCCTCCATCCATAGTTGTTGTCCACACTGGAACACCTGCATTTGTGACAGTCAAAACTTGATTAGAATATGTTTGGTCTGAATTACCCGCAGCTGCAGTTACACCTAATCCACTGGAACCATTTCCGTATGTAATACCATTTGTTGTGAATGATGTTTGTCCTGTACCACCTTGGCCAACTGCAAGTGCATTAGTCAGTGATAGTGTACCAACTGTTGCATTTGTAATATTTGCAGTTGCAAATGTACCTTGGAAACCATTAACGTTTGTATATAATGTGGCAGTATTTGCCTGTGTAAAATAATTGTTACTTAATGTATTTGCTATTGAAGCATTAGTAGCCGCAATGTTTGCAAACAAATAATAGTTTTTAGAACCTGCATCACGCAACAAACCAGTAATATTGTTTGTTGATCCGTTGTTATACAATCCATAGAAACCAATATCAATTACGTCACCCGTAGTATTATTGGCTGCCAACTCAATCATTGAGTCATTGGTTTGTACAATAGATGTATTGACGTATGTTGCGGTACCAGAAACAATCAAGTTACCAGAGATAGAAAGGTCTGTACCAATTGTTTGTGGACCAACACCAGAAGTATTAGAACGTAAAATTGTATTGTCTGTACCAATCAATACCGTCTCTGAACCACCAGAACCAGTTACTGTTGTCGTAATACCAGATCCATTACCCTCAATTGTTAGTGTACCACCACCAGATTGTGAACCAGAACCTGTGTTACCAGATACAGTGAATGATGTTGCAATTGTGTTATTGGAAATGGCGGTGATACGACCTTTTGCATCTACTGTGATAGATGGAATTGTTGTTGTATTACCGTATGTACCAATGTTGGAGTTAACTGTTGCTAATGTGAATCCTAATTCAACGTTGGCAGTACCATTAAATGCTACGTTAGCCGCAGTAGCATCACCATACGCACCAAAATATGTCGTTTGTGCTAATGAATTTGCTGAGTTAGCAATTAAACTACCAACAGTAATACCTGCCGCAGTAATATAACCAACAGAAATGTTACCGGATGCATCACGTTTAACAATGGTGCTTGGTGTATTTGCACTGGTCGCATTGTCAATTTGCGAAGTGTAGTATTGGCCACCTACGTTTACAACACCAGTACCTGTTGAATTACCAATAAAAATGGTATTTGACAGATATGAATATGCTAATTCACCTGCCTTAAGCGAACTTGGTGTACCCGTTGCGGTAGAACGTTTAATTAAAATACTTGTATTGGAGATGGCCATTTTAGGTCCTTTTTATAATTGTTATAAGACTATTTATTGGAAAAGGTAAATCAAAAAGTTCCCCCATCAATATTACCATTCGTTAACTGAGCAGAATTATTTGCTAAATAATATGCTGTATTGGCTTCAGTTATAGCGTTGTTAGCCAAAATCAATGCAGTATTTGCTTCCGACAATGCTGAGTTGGCTGTACCACTTACTCCGCTAGCCAATGAATATGCAGTATTGGCTTCAGCCAAAGCGGAAGTAGCAAGACCATAGACTGAATTGGCATAAGTGTATGCTACATTTGCTTCTTGAGAAGCTGCATTGGCTGTTGCACCAATCACAGTTATTTCTGTTGCTAAGTTGGCTGAACCAACAAAAGTGGTTGTACCCCTAACAGAAATATTTTGATTTGGATTTACTGTAAAGACTGCCATTATACCTCTGATCCGTATGATGAAGATACACCAGTAACTCCAGGATTAACAAAAACTTGGCCCTCTACCACTCTTGTGATTGTATTACTTGAATCTTTGATGGTGATATCGTATACCAATTTACCTGCGGGAACATTAGCAGAATTTGCAGCAGATAAACTTAATTGTACAATTCCACCATTAGCATCTACAATTGAGGTTGTAAAATTAATAAAAACGTTACTGGAGTAATAAGATTTTTTGGCCTGTGCAGCAACAGTGAACCCTGTCAAATTATAACCATTACCATAAAGGTCGGTCAATGTGGTCTGAGAATTGAATGTTGAACCTTGGTCAAGGTACAAATCTGCGTAGGCTGCTGGCATGATAATATCCTATAGGTGTATACTACAGGATATTTATGCCTTTATTAACCAGAAGTATACCTGAGTGTACTCATTTATTATTTCCTTTGAGTACATCTATCTCTGCTTTGAGTTCTTTAATGGCCGCAAATGCAAGAGCACACATTTTTTCGTAATCTACTGCAAGAATTCCGTCATCTCTCAATCTTACCGCTAGTGGGAATACTGATTGAACGTCTTGCGCCACAACACCAAAGTCTTGTTTACGTACATAGTATCCGTCTTCACCACCACGTGCCTGAATGACTTCATCTTTCCAGTCAAATGTTTTACCACCAATTGTTGTGACTATATCAAGTGCATTTGAAATGTCTTGAATATTTTCTTTAAGACTTATGTCTGAAGAATAATATGCAGTAATATTATTGGCCGCACGAATCTCACCAGATACTCCAGATGCACCGGTGCCTACGCCAAATGAACCAAATTGAACACTACTACTTGTTCCAAAATTACTAGAAATGGTGTTTGCCGCAGAAAAAGCACCATTAGCCTGCGTAAATGCTGAACCTGCATAAGAACTTGCATTGTTGGCCGCAGTAAATGCTGAATTTGCATATGAACTGGCTGCAGTTGCATTTGTGGTTGCAGTATTAGCCTGATTGTATGCTGAATTGGCATATGAACTGGCTGCAGCTGCATTGGTTGTAGCCGTATTAGCCTGATTGTATGCTGAACCAGCATATGAATTGGCTGCAGCTGCGTTGGTTGTAGCCGTATTTGCTTGTGTGTAAGCTGAATTAGCGTATGCACCAGCACTGTTAGCCGCAGTAAATGCTGAATTTGCATATGAGGCCGCAGAAGCAATATTCGTATTCTGTGTTGCATCTATAGGATTTTGTACAGTATTGTTGGCATAGTATGTCACCAACTTACTTGTTAAACCATCAATTGCTAATTGAATTGTATTAGCAGTAGATGAAATATTACTATTAACTGTAAATGCAATACTGTTCGCATAATTGGAAGCCCAATAGTAACTTCCTGAACCACCAGTTGTTAAAACATATCCAAAAGTTGCTCCTGTTGGTAAAATGTTAGTTAATGCACCACCAGATGTTGTTGCACCGGTACCGCCAGATGTGATTGGCAACGCTGTGCTTAATGTTAGGCCATTAAATGTTGGAGATGCTGATGTTCTCAGGTCTTGTGGTGTATTAACATACAGTGTGTTAACTTGTCCAGATACAACAACACCATTGTTACTAGAAAATGTTACTGCACCAGAACTGGCTGTTGCTGTGCCTGTAGTACCAAAGAATGTATTGGTTGAGGTATTTGCTCTAGAATATGCTGCATTTGCCTGAGAGAATACTGCAAGTATATTTGAAGATATATTTGTATTCAGAGTTGATACGTTTGAAGATATATTTGTATTCAGAGTTGATACGTTTGAAGATATATTTGTATTCAGAGTTGATACGTTTGAAGATATATTTGTATTCAGAGTTGATACGTTTGATGTCAAATAATTCAATAGTGTATTTGCAACTGCTGATGCGGCAACTGTTGATGTACTTGTAGATATCAAACTATTGCTAATCAAATTAGCAGTCATAATCTGAGAGTAGTTTGTACCGTTGTTTACATCAAGTATATCCCAATATTTTGAACCTTCATTCCAACGAATTGATGCATTTGCACCAGAAGTTCCTCTATTTACATTTAATGAAGCATTTTGACCTATTGTCGCATTTGCATTTAATACAAAAGTGTTACTATTGTAAACTGTAGAACCATTAATAACAAAGTTACCACCAATAGATAATTGGTTTGAAACACTTAAATTATTAATAAAAGCTGTTGCATTATTGGCGAATAATGTTGAAGTAACATTTACTGTTGGTGTAGTAACACTAGTATTTGCTACAACGAAATTTGAGTAAGATGTTCCGGTTACAGAAATTGCGGCAGTATTGATACCAGAATTTGCTTGTGTAAAATTAACATAATCTGTTCCAGTAACCGACATCGATGCAGCATTAACAACTGAATTGGCTTGTAATACATTAACGAAACCTGTTCCTGTTGCAGAAAAAGTTGCTGTATTAACTGAAGTATTAGCCTGTACAGCATTCAGATAACCAGTAGTTGTGACACTTAATGTAGATGTATTAACTAGTGTATTTGCTTGAACTGCATTTAAGTAACCAGTAGTTGTAACACTTAATGTAGATGTATTAACTAGTGTATTTGCTTGAACTGCATTCAGATAACCAGTAGTTGTAACACTTACAGTACCAGTATTGATACTTGTATTTGCTTGTAATAAATTAGTAAATGTTGTACCTGTGACACTTAATGTAGATGTATTAACTGAAGTATTTGCTTGTAATAAATTAGTAAATGTTGTACCTGTGACACTTAATGTAGATGTATTAACTGAAGTATTAGCCTGTACAGCATTCAGATAACCAGTAGTTGTGACACTTAATGTAGATGTGTTAACTAGTGTATTTGCTTGTAATAAATTAGTAAATGTTGTACCTGTAACACTTATAGTACTAGTATTGACACTTGTATTGGCCTGAACAATATTCAGATAACCATTAGTTGTAACACTTAATGATGCGGTATTGATATTGGTGTTAGCCTGAATAATTGGCACATATAAATTTGTTGCACCAATAATTGTATTCGAAAACTGTGCGGCACCTGTAACAAATATAGTATTAGAAATGCTGGTGTTTCCAGATACAGAGAGTGTACTACTTAGTGATGTGGCACCAGTAACACCTAGTGTTCCACCGACTGTTTCATTACTTCCAATTGTTAATGTTCCAGATACGGTTGCATTATTTGCAACAGAAAGACCTGTACCAGAACCGTATGCGGAAATTTGTCCATTTGCAAAAAGACTTAATGCTGTGTTGGTGAAGTTAACTGTACCACCAACTCTAAGAGTGTTTTGAATGTATGCGGAAGAGCCAGTGCCTTGAACCTGGAATGCACCAGCAACAATAGCAGCAGTATTAACCTGTAGACCAAGAGAACCATCACCTAAAAATAATGTTCCAGATGGTTTTGTAAAATTGTTGGCCGCAAGGTCGTTATTTTGTTGTAGTAATCCGTTAGTCGAAACCACCCAATCAGAGAATGTGTTGGCGTAACTTAAAACCGGAAATACTTGTGCTTGAGAATAATTAGCCATTTTTGCCTTTGTCTATCATTGCCTTTTTCTATTTATTCAACAACGCCTGAAGCATTTTCTTTATCTCACCCACATCGGACTTCAAAGAATTTAATTCTTCTTCCATCTGTTTCTTCTTTCTATATTCAACTAAGGCTGCATAATTGGTATTTAATACAGCCTTACTTTCCATATCTCTCACTAAGTGTGGGTGGTCTTTGACTTTTGCTATTTTCATATTCATCATTATGCAGTCGCAATCGCACGGAAGTTTTTAATTTGTGGTGTGATTGATGGATTACTTGAATACATTACAACCTTAATTGCAAATGTATTGAAGTTGTTGTATAATGCACCAGTTGTAATATCATTATATGAAATATTCAAAGCTTGATATGTGTCTGTTGTAAATGTGGTTGCATCTGTGTAAACAACACCAGATCCTGGAATTAGAATTGGGTTCATTAACACATATGGATTATTGTCAAAGTTGTTTGCATCATTAGAATTTAATACTTTGTAATACACTTCAATCTTAGTACCAATTTGACGGTTAACATCCAAAACAACAGTTATACCAGTTGACTGGAAGTTATTGTTCAAAGTAACTCGGCGTGTGATGTAACGTGCGGCCGCAGTACCATTACCAAAACCACCCAATGATTCGGAAACTGTATTGGCAGAATAATATGGTTTGATGGTATTTTGAACAAGGATAGTGTTCAAACGATCCAAGTCAATAACTGGAGATGTCCATCTATCACTATTTGTAACAGTTGGTTCAACAATCAAGTCGCCAGCAGTACTGTGTGTTTGTCTTGCTGAGAAATTGTAGTTTTGATGTGGTACAACTTTTACAGCAGAAGACAGTGTATTAGCAGATAAATTAGTTGTTTTAACTGCATAACTGATTGAATCTATACCATTAAATGATAGGTCATTATTCATCAGTTGCAACAAATCAAAGTTTGCGGTTGTTGGTGCAGAGTTAGCAGTTACATCAAATGTCACAGTTCCACCAGCAAAATCACAAATCTTCAAGTTAAAACACAATGTCTCAGACGGTGCAGGTATCCATGTAGAAGCATTTTGTGACTTGAATAGAGAAGCTGCATAATTCAATTGCGATAATGTAGCATTTTGGCCATAAATTGTTTGACCAACTTTAGATGAATACATTGTATAATTGTTGGAGTTTGTTGCAACCATCAATGAATATTGACCTGGTGCCAAATAAATTGGATGGTCAAATGTAAATGTTGTTGAAGGTCCAATGTTATTAGTAATCGAACTTGATGAGGGAACATTGATATCGGCAGGATTCATGTAAACAACTGAACCAGGAATCTCATTTACAGAATCAGGATAACCATTAACTGTTGGTCTGATACGAACAGAGACTGGAATTGTAGGATCAATAGTTGCGAAATACAAATCTACTGATGATAAGAACACACCATTAGGATATTGTGCTGCATTGACATAGAAGTTTTGTGATAATGGATCGACTGCACCAGACGTGGCATTTGCTGTAGTACTGGATGTTGCGGATGCAGTTGCAGAGGCTAAGACTTTTTGAACAATAGCCGAAGAAGCTGTTAGTGTTGAAGCATCAACACCTTGAGCAACAGCAGTTGACCAAATTTGTTCTCCAAGTGAAGCTATTGATGATGCTAATGATGATGCTCCAAAACCTGAAGCGGAAGCATTTCCTGGAGCGGTTTCACCAGTTATTGATTGTGCTGCATTTACAATAGATGTATATAATCCACCATTATCCGATACCAAAGCTCCTTGATACCCCGCAACACCTTGAGTTTTTCCTTGACCCGAAATGATTGATTGTCCATCAATACAAATTTTGGTCACAACAGTTGTTAATGGATCGGTTGAACTACCAAATAATAAGGGTTGATAACCAGTATTTCCATCACTTCCATTATCTGCTGGAGGACCTGGATCATTTGGCACATCAACAACTTGTGGTTGTGGTTTAGCTGTCGCCTGTGGTGGTCTTGTTGATACTACTGTTGTTTGTACAGTTTGCAATGTTCCTTGTGAATAGAAAGAAGTTGTTGCATACGAATGTGATAGAGCTGGAGATATGATACTATCAGACCACTCTACTTTCAAAGTTCCTGTTGGAAATAATAAAGCATTAGCTGAATTATTTAATGAAATTCCAAGAATACTTGCGGTGTTTTGTGCTGCCGCAGTAACTCCATTAGGAATTGTTAATGTGCCTGATGCACTACCATTAATATCTGTAACTAACTGTGAACTTTGTGTTGGTGCTTGTGCAGTCAAAATAGCTTGAACTGTATTGCTACCTGTTACAGTAACATTAGGTGTTGAAGTATAACCAGCACCAGTTTGTACTAGATTAACTGCAATAATTTGTCCACCAGATACATTGGCTGTAAAGACAGCTGGAGATGTATTTGCACCAGTAATACTAATAATAGGTAAGTTATTACCATTAGTGTATCCTGAACCAGCGTTACTAATTGTCAGATTGTAAACTCTATCTGTAAATCCTGGTGTAACAAAACCATCTACATTTATACCATTGATATATGTGTGAATTGGTGTAAATGGTACCATACCATTAACATTAAAAGATACTGGAACACTTCTGGCATAAGGAATAATTGCACTAGACAGAACTTGAGTTGTGGATGAAACTTGAATTGGTCCACCTTGCAACGCAGAAGTTAATCCTTGAGACTGAATTGCGTTGGTAATTCCAGTTGTATCTCTTGTGATAGAAGCTTGGTCACTGGAGTTTACAATAGTATCAGTTGGTTGACCGGTCCAGTTTAGTTGCCAATCGTTCCATTGAGAACCATTGCCTGTTCCATTAACTGCAGCCGTCCATGCAGCTTGGTCTTCTGTTGTAATATTGATATTTGGTTGTGTGGTTGTTGAATACCATACATCACTTGATGGTGAAATTGTTGCATCACCATGAAAACTATAAACATTAAATGGATTAACAGAAATAACTTCTGTAGCTACATTTTGATAAATTAGTGACGCTTCATCATAAGAGAAGGTGATTAAATTATTATTGATTGATAACTGGTTGTTTGTTTTATTGCCAGGTGAAGTTACAAAAGTACCTTGACTTTGGTTGACATAATAATTGGCAACATTAGATAAGAATGTTGGTCTTGCTAATTGACTAACAGGATCGATAGCAATTGCATAATCAGGATTTTTCACATCACCAACACTTGAACCAGTGAAACCATCAACCAAGTAACCATTCTTAAACAACAAGTTCAAACCAGTTGAATCGGTTACACTAGAACCAGTAACTTGATTTTCCAATATGGACAGAGCCGTAAATTGTTCCAAATTACCAATACGTTTGTCTAACACACCAATATCACGCATGGAATATTTACGAATGATATTAGGTGTTACAACAATATCACCTTTAGAGAATGTATATGGTGCGTAATTGAGTGTAAACAGCGTCAATGTTCCAGGAACATCAGAAGGTGTTACAGGATTTGTATAAGAACTTGTGCCAGTAATTGTTTTGAATTGACCATTAGGATACAATACAATCTTATCTGTTCTAGACAAATAATAACCATAAGTTGCTGTGATGAATTCATTAGCAAATGGTGATGGCAATTGGAATGTACTTAAACCAGTTTGGCCAACACCATCTGTTCTACGTGGTCTAAAGTCAATAACATCTCTCAGATTATATGTGGTACCATACTGTTGAGATGTGAATGATGGAATATTTGGATAAGAAACAGGATATGAATTCACATCAAAGAATCCTGTACCACCTGAATGTGTAAAATAAGTTAGAGTTACAACAACATTACCTTTTGCTGCGCCACTAATATTTGTGATTTTACCATGGTCATAGAATGTGTCTCTTTGACCATTGTCTAATGTGTAATTTGCAATATTGTTTGAAATTTGCGACCACACAGTTACAATTGTATTTGGTGTATTGGCTACATTGGTATTTGCTGTAGACATGTAAACATGACCATCAGTAAATGAAACATATGTGTTGCTAGAATAAATTGCGGTATTAGACCATGCACCAACATAGTTGGCTGTGTTGCCTAACTCATAAACACCAACATAATTATAAACATCAGAGTAACCAACATCAATTGCTGTGTTTAATGTATTTGCAGAAACAAGAACTGCAACATTTGCTTGTAGTGTTTTACTCTTGATTGTATCGTTTGTTACACCAACTGTTGCATAGATTGTAGCAGAACCACCAAATCCGCCACCAATATTGATTGTGGCTTGTGGTGTTGCAGCACTATTATTGATTGTGATAGTTACGTTGGCACTGTCCATTGGAATAAATTGACCAGCAGTATAACTTCCACTTGTTGATGTTGCTACAACAGCAAAATATTGTTGAGCTTGAGATGAACTGATTGTTCCTGTACCTGGATAGAACTGTTCATTAGTACCATTTGATGTAATTGTATATGAACCGTTTGTAAAACTTGTAGCAGTAAAATATCTGCGTGTACTATAGTTTACAGAGGAAACATTTGAGATGTTTGTCTGTGGCAATGGGAAAATCAAAGATTGATATGTATTATCAACTAAGTTGGCTGATGCAACTGTATTTGCTGAGAATGTAACACTTGAATAATTGTTTGCAGAACCGGGGATAATGAATGATTGTACGTTTGAGAATGAGTTGTTGGCCAACTTGACATCAAACATAAATGCTTTATATGCAGTGTTTGCCAAAGTGCCGCTATCATAATCAAAATCACGAATACGAGCATATCCAATTTTTGTATTTGTGTTGGCTGTGCCAAAATGCACATTGTGTAATTCTACTTGTGTACCAACTTGGAAGTTAGGTATTTCACCATTCAAATTTTTAATTGTGGTGTAATTACCATAATATGTGTCAATTTGCTGGGCTGATAGAACATTGATATCTCTTGCTTTGCTCAATACATAATTTGTCGGTGCACGATGTTCTACTGGATAACCATTTAGATAAACTTTACCTGCACTAATTGAAGAAAAGAATACATTAGATGTTGCATTACTTCCTGGAACACTATCAACAACTCTTAGGTTAAAAGGTTTAACAATGAAATCACCAGAAGTATCAGATACAGATTGAGCAATTGCTGCCGAAACATCAGTTAACACTGGAACATTTACAATATCTTCAACAGTACCAGCATTAATTCTAACCAATTCAATAAATTTACCATTAGTTAAGTTACCAAAAGCAATTGTTTGGTCACTTACATATGGTTGTGATGCAAGTACAAGTTGAATGCTGTAACGATCCGCACCGGGAGCTTGATAGTTAGATGCACCAATTGCAGGATCCAACAAAGAAGGATCGGATGTAGAATCTATAATTGTTTCTTCTACTGTGTAACCAACAACAACAGATGGATATACACTTAAAGAATTAGGAACAATAGATGATGCATATGATTCAACAAAAACTCCATTGGTGAACCAAACACCAGCATCAATACTTACTTCCATAGCCTTAACAGAAATGTTATTTGTGATAACAACTGCTGCATTAGTGACATCACTTGTTAGTGGTTTATTTACTGTAAGTGATGAAGATGAATCAATAGAAACAACTGTGGCTAAAAAATTGATAGAAGAAATACTAATAGTATCACCAACACTAATACCAGATGTGGTCATTGATAGTGACTGTGATAGATAAGTTCCAGTAACCGTTCTGTTGATAGTTGCTGTTGTTAGTGTAGTTGAAGTGAACTGTGGAGTAACTATAGAATTCAAAGAATTCAATGCATCAATTTTGGATGTATAGAAATTGATGGTTTCTCCAGATGCAAAAGCGGAACCGTTGGAGATATTGATTAGTTTTGTAATGATATAGTAATTTGAAGTATCAACACTATTGACGTAACCAATAAAACCTGATGTTGCACCAACAACATATAGACCAGTCACATTATTGATAATTGTTGATGCGGATGCAACAAGCTTAGCAGTAACAACATTTGTATCAACTGTGATGTTACCACCAGAAACTTTGGAACCATCAGCATAAACGCCTAAACCAAACTTAGAAATTTGGTCTTGTAGTATTGATTGAGATTGTGTTAGTTCTCTTGCCTGTACCGCATATCCTGGCTTAAAAAGAATACGATAGAAATTCTTTTTAGGATCAAAATCGTCATAATATGGTGATACGTCAAAATCGAGTGCCATTTTTTTCCTTTAGTAACCTAATACAATCTTAAATTGTTCTATTCCGTCTGTACTTCTCTGGATACCACTTCTATTTTCAATGAATGACATATAACCAGAGAATAATGTATAATTTGGAACACTATACGATAACAATGTTCTTGTTGTTCCAGAAGTTTGTCCAAATATTGGTGAGTTAATCACTGGAGTACCGTTTGTATTTATGAGTTTTACCACATTGTTTCCAACATCGTAACTCAATATGGTTGCAGTAAATGTAGCTGCAGCCAAACTGGTACCTTGATAGATGATTTCATCACTTAGATATGTACCAAAACCTGGAGCGACCACAAAATTAGTTGTAGAAGAATAAATTGTTCCGTTTGCAGGTATAGGTGAATATTGAGATGTGGTTGGGTTAACTATAATACCCAACTGATGATATGTAATATCTGTTGGAATATAACCACCTTCTGAACCATTAAAGTCAACGGTGACCATAATGTTTGAACAACCCAATTCAGAAATTGGATCAAATGAATGACCACCAACTGGTGAAGCAAAAGCAACAGCTGCAGCATTAGAACCAGAAGCAGAAGTAATACTTACATTTGCATAAGAATAATTGGTACCTGTGTTTGCAACTAGAATGTCGGTGATTACACCACCAGAAACTACTGCTGTTCCAGATGCACCTACACCATCACCTGTAACAGTTACAGCAATGGTTGCATTAGCTGGATCATATCCAGTACCACCATTTGTAACATTGATTACTTCAATATCACCATAACCAGCAGAAGTAAGTAGGGGATTTGGTGTGTTTGCGCCTACTGGAACTGGAATCCATGTTGTGTCCATAAACTTAACTTTAAGTCCTGAACTAATGGTATACATGTATTTCCATTTGTATCCATCTACACTCTGAAAAATATTATCTGTGCCATATGTTCCAGGTTGGAAAAAAGGCATTTGTGTTGAACCTGCACCATTATTGTTCCATAGACACTTAAACACTTGGTCATAAGCATTTTTCACATAGAACTGATAGATTGGCAATCCAGATATTGAATCTTTTTTGAACATATCAATACCGTCTTGATAATAATCATAAACAGTATTTGCGGTCCAATCAATACGAGAAATTACAGGACACAAATCATTTGATGTGACTTTTTTGGCCACAAATATGTTTTTAAATACAGATTTGATGTATTGTTGGTCTTGTGTTGGAATTGGTGGTGTTGAATCATTTGGCCATGGGTTCACTCTTGATAAGAAAACATAAGAGGTTCCCAATGGAACATTAGTTCCTGGTATAACAGCGGAAGGCGAATAGTACAGCTGTTCTATGTTGCTGATTGCTGCGCCGTAAGTAAGAATGTTTTGATTTGCCATGATGTATTTATCTCTTAATTACCAACTCTTAACAATGCCCAATTCAACACAATTGCATCTGATGCATCTTGTGGTGCTCCTGCACCATTATTGTAAACAAAAATATCAAAACTACCAACACGAACCGCACCTACTGTGGCAGTATATAATCCAGCGGTAACAGGATTTTGTATTGCAATAATAGGTATATCATAAACGTGTTGCACATAGCTATTATTAACTGTAAATGTAACTCCAGTTTGGTGATTCAATTTAGCATTGTTCATGGTAATTTGACCAGAAATACCGTTTGCGGTCACCGCAGTAGATTTGCTGGACAACTGAGTTACCATTGAGTTTGCAGTGTATGAACTCATTACAAAGGTGTTTGCAACAACAGTATTTGCAGTTGTTGTATTTGAACTAATTGCAAACAATGAAGTATTAATAGAGGCGGATTGTGTTCTTACATTAGTACCAGTTTGTGTGGTATTAAATGTGATTGTAGAACCTTTGGTGGAATCAGTATAGTTTTCTGCAGCCAAATAATCAATTGTTGCACCACCAGATAAAGCAAACGTATTACTATAACCGTTGCCACCCCAACGCATCAATATATCACCAGATTGAACAGCTGTTGGGTTTGCAGAATTACCGCGAGCTGCACGACCTGCAAGTAAAGGATATGCATTAGCATTACCTAAACTGTAGTTATCAATAATCATTCGTGTTGCATAACCACCATCAAGTCCACTAATTTGCAACATTGTACCAGCTGCGGTAGTTTGTTGTGCAATAGCATTATTTGAACCATCAATTCTTACACCAGATGTTGTTGATGGAAAATTAGAATTTTGTATTGTGACTGTACCGTTCATGGTCAATGTCTGTGCCGGTACATTAATTGTAAACACAGTATTGGCATTCAAATTATTTGTTATTGAAACTGAACCATTGAATTGTGTATTTCCATTGAATATTGATTGTCCGTTTGCAGTCAAAGTACCAACACTTACAACATTACCTGTGGTTGTTAAGTTACCATTATTAATTGTATTGCCATTGTTTGTGGTTGCACCATTATTGATAAAGTTACCATTAAATGTTACTGGTCCTGTTGCAGTCAAATTGCCTGTGGTCACCACATTACCAGTAGTTGTCATTGCACCATACGTTACAATGTTACTATTAAATGCCGTATTTGCACCATTAATAGTTAGATTACCACTAACAGATAAATTTCCTGCAACAACAACAGAACCATTAGTTACATTACCTGTACCTGGGATCAAATTGATGTTGCCGCCAGTTCCACCGATTGCTGAACTGCTACCTGATGTGATGGTAATTGTACCTCCTGGATAACCACCAACATCAGAACCAGCAGTTAAATTCAAATTCTTATTATTGTTACTGCCATTAGATGTTAAAATTGTACCATTGCCAGATACAAAATCTACTTGATTTGAAATGAGAACATAATTTGCAGACACATTTCCAGTAATTGTTAATGAACCAGATAGTGTTCCTGTTGTATTTGCAAGAGCATTGTTTGCAGTTATGAAGGCAGCATTGGCTTGTGCAAACGCAGCAGTAATACTTGTATTTTGTGTAAGTTGTATACCTGCCAAATTAGCGGCCAAATTGGCGGTATTGGAAGCTGCGGTATTAGCTGCCGTAAATGCTGAATTGGCATATGCGCCAGCAGAATTGGCTGTTGTGAAAGCTGAATTGGCTTGTGTGAATGATGATGCAATACTTGTATTTTGTGTTGCATTAATTGCTGTTTGTTGTGAATTAATTGTATTAGCTGCCGTAAATGCTGAATTGGCATATGCGCCAGCAGAATTCGCAGCAGTAAAAGATGCATTGGCTTGTGCAAACGCAGCAGTAATACTTGTATTTTGTGTTGCATTAATTGCTGTTTGTTGTGAATTAATTGTATTAGCAAAAGCAAATGCAGCTTGTGAGTATGCATATGTGGCCGCATTGGTTGTTTGTACTGTACCATCAGCAAAAGTCAAATAAGATTGTGTATTCAACACCAATCCATTTGCAGTCATTTTTGCAGAAATATTGTTTGCATATTGTCCACCAACAGCAAATACTAGATTAGTACCTGGATTTGCAGTACCAATTACTAAATTACCTGTTGCATTTGAGGCTGGACCATCAACAATCAAATAACCATCTAATGCAAATTGTGAGGTTTGACCATATAAAACCGGATTCCATTGTGAGTTATTGATACCAAGGTCAATAAAACCACCAGTATCTGTACCCACATCAGTGGTAATAACCATATCACCTGCACCAGTGTTACTGAAGTTTTGCAAATTAACTTGAATGTAATTTGTATCAGTACCAGAAAATTGTGCAACTGTGTTTGTTAATAGAATTGGATTTATACCAACTACAAGAGCATTGTTTGAATACAGACCTGCAGCTAATGTGGTTGCAGTAAACTTACCTGTTGTATCAGAAGGCACATCAACACCAACAAACAGCGTATTGGCTGTGTTTGAATTTAGTTGTGTCAGTGTGGGTAACTGTGAAATTTTTATCGTACTCATTTTTGTCCTAGTCTAATATGAGAATGTTTCCGTCTTCTGTTATCAATAATATTCCATCTTCAGTAGTCAATTCTGGAGTATAAGGTAGACCCAATGGTCCATAAATTACTATCTGTCCGTCACTTGCTGTCAATGTTCTGTTAACTGATAAGAAACCATTTGCGTTTGAAGTGAAATTGTTTGCTACTCTAATTGTACCATGAATATAATCCACACTGGATACAGTATAAATTGTATTATTGACTTGAACTAAATCACCTGCATATACAATATCCATTAACGGATACATTGTATTACTATAAACACCGTCATTAATAATATCATAAGAACCAGTTAGTGACACTATATTTATTGTATTAGAACCTGAATTTGCAGTAACTGTTGCAACATTCGGGAAAGTGAGCCAATAACTTTCTCTTAAATTGATTGTTGTTGATTCGGCCATAAAGTCTTCCGAACCAGTTTCAACAGCCAAATCTTCTGATCCTGTTGCTTTCAATAAGTCTATTGGAGGTACGTCTGCTATACTCCAGACTTCAGACCTCACATTTGGTCCGTGCGGTGTTTCAATTTGAATAATACTGTTTGCATAACCAACTTGATTACTGAATATGAAAGAAGTAATATCTGCACCAGCCAAATTATTAAACACAACTGTATTGGAACTCAATGAAGTGAAGTTTGCACTCATTGTTAAACCAGAACCATTTGTTCCAGTATAATATGATAATGGAACACCACGATATACAGCTTCTTGTGCAGTTGTTTGAATTGTTGCATTGGCTTTCAATGCAAAACGGCCGAGAACTTGCATACCAGATGGGTGTAGTAAGTTCAACAACACTTCACGGTATTTGGCAATTTCTTTTTGTACCGTAATTTCATATGTGTAATTATTGTATATTGAACTTTGTAACACATCATATGAACTTGGTTGGCCACTTGAATTTAGATATTGACCTTGGCCAACCACCAAACCGTTTAAGAATGAAGCTGTAGCAACTGCTTTACCATCACCATAGTTTCTGACACCAAATGAATTATATTTTTCATTGTAGGCCACATTTTGTGTGACCATATGAATACTTTTACCAAAGATATTAATATTTTGACCAGGATTTGGTTGTGATGTATAATTAAATACTCTTAAGTTATACAATGATTGTGTTGGGTCTGCGTTTGGTACCAACAATGTTACATTATTGACTGTTGATTTATAGAGTGCGGTATATACATTAGAACCTTGATATGCAATGTCACCAGTTTGTGGTAAGTTTGCAATCGTTACATTAGACACCACAATATCTTGAACCACCAATGAAACATTTGGTGCAGACACATAATCTTCACCAGGATTGATGATATTGATTGTGGTGATAGAACCAACTCTGTCAGTAATAGTTTGGAATGTGGCACCTACTCCAAGAATTCCTGGTATGGTCAGGACTGCATTGGCTGCTTGATTGTTTGCAGAAACCACGGTTACAACTGGTATTTGTGAAGGAATGTAACCCATACCACCTAACGGATAATGATGTGGATAATCTGGATTAGGATAAACATAACCAACATTTTGAATTGCACCGGTTGAATTAACCGATAAAACATTAGCATGTGCACCAATACCACCACCGCCTGTAATTACAATTGTGTCATTAACTTGATAACCATTACCACCGGATACAATTTGAATCGGTGCCAAAATGCCTAAAGAAGAAATAAATGCAGATGCATTGGCCGTATCTGGATTATCTGTTTGTTCTTGTGAAATTGCTGTTACAACCGGTGGTGTAGAAATTCCACCGCCGCCATTCAATACAGTAATAGATGAAATTGGAAATGTTGAGAAAGATTGAAATGTTAATGCATTTGCCAATGTTGTATTTGCATTGGCTGTATTAAGATTTGCAAAATGATATGCAGAATTACCAATTGTAATTCCTAATTTTGTTGCAATAGAATCAACAGAAAAATATGTAACATTAGCTTCTGAGTTTGCAGTAGGAACTAAACTACCAACAATTGCACTTGCGCCTGGTGCATTAGAAATATTGATTATTGTATTGGGAGAATAAGTGTAACCATAACCACCTGTCAATACATTGATATTTTGAATTGAACCAGATGTAACAGTACCCACTTCTGCTGTTGCACCGATTGGGTTTGTAGTATTTGGATTCAAACCACCATATACAATAACAGGATCACCTGGTTGATATAGTGTACCACGATAGTTTGAATTGATGTTGATTTTACTAATTTGGCCAACAATTTTTGCAACTAGTGTCTCAGCACCTATTGTTCCTGCCGTAACTTGAGCACCATTTTTGAAGTATACTGGTTGATTGTTTGAATCTACAACAATAACACTTTCACCTGATTGGAAAAGACGTTCAATGTTGGAAATAAAGACTTCTGTTTTTGTTCCAGATAGAACAGAATTTTCTACTGTAGCAATAGATTTTGAAGTAATACCAAAAAGTCTTAGATTGTTAATTTCTAAAAAGTTTTTGTCTACTGTAGCCAATCTCAAACTTTTAGGTACGTACCAATTACCAGCAGAAGCTCTAAGAACAGAATCACCAGTTACGTTATAGTCAAAATCTGAATTGAATAAGACTCTGAATAGAAATTGATATGATGCTGGTGTACCCTTAGATTGGTACATTTGTTTTGCAATTTTAATAACTTTACTTTTATCCGCAAGAATATCCTGCGGAAAGTATGACATAAAATCGTTAACAAAGTAATTTAAAAATTCGGCCGTGGTTGTATCCACATCCATGTAAGTCAATAGACTTTTAGTAAAGTCTAAGGTATTACCACTTTGTTCCATCCATTCATAATACGCCTTAATGAAAAGAACAAAATTGGCGTAATTTGGATCTTCACCAATGAACTTGGGTAGTTCATATGGTACCAGCAACGATGTTTTTTGGTTACTTTGTATCATTCTTAGCTATTAGTTCTTTGCGTTGACAGTAACACTTACTGCTGCTGGGTCATATGGGTCTATTGTAATGATTCTATTATATGAAGAAGAAATAATTGTTGTGGTTGGTACTGTTGAGATAGTCAGTTGACCTAATTCATTATCAATATTGATTGGATTAAAGTTTGTTAATGTAATAATACCATTTGTGTAATCAATTGTTCCTACATTGGCATTTAGAATTGTTTTAACATTTAATGTATTGTTGTAATATGTTCTTAATGTACCAAATTGACCTTGTAGGTTAACCGTTACTGCACCATTTGTGCCTGTTGTATCATTGGCCAAAGGTGTAATAGTTGCAATTGCACTTGTATAACCAGAACCTACATTAGTTATTGTGACAGCAGAAATACTTCCGTTGACAATTGTTGCGGTTGCGGTTGCACCAGAACCATCTCCAGATATAGTGATTGTTGGTGCATATTGATAACCAAAACCAGGATTCAATATCGAAATTGATGAGATGCCACTTGTAGAAGATGGAATTTCTTCAATGAATACACCATCAATAATACTTGCATTGTTTGCTGGGTCAACAAATTGCATAGCTGGTGTACTTGATACACCACTTTGGAACATACCTTTTTGTAATGAACTATTGTAATACAATGTGTATGTTTCAGAAGTTCCTAATGTTGGATAGAATTTCTTTTGTAAATTTAGTTTGAAATCACTGGTTATGACAGAAGGATCATAATTGTTAATTGTACTCAATACGTCAAATGAACTGAATGTGGAGTTAAAAGTATTCAAATTGTTAGCTGCATAACCATAAATGGCCTGTTGAATGCCTGTTTTTAATGCAGATGGTGTTAATGTTGTTTGTGATTGATTGAACAATACATTTGATGTAACCTGAAAATACGTGTAATCTGGGTCTATAATTGTGGGTTGAACTGTCAAAACACTATATGGTTTCAGTACTTGATTGGCAATTAATTGTTTTTGTGTTGCAGTTAAGTCATATGCACCAGTTGGTTTTAGAGAAATAAACACTTGGCCATATGCTGGTGGATTGTTTTCTTCTCCACCCCATACAGATACTGCATCAAAACTGATACCCAAATTATTTTGTTGTAGTAATGTAATGTAGTCATTTTTTGTAACTGCACGACCTTGAGCCGCAAATGCTTTTGGTGCTTGAAACTTAATAGAATCAATATCTTCTTTATTTTCACCTTGTGTGGCAGAAAGATAAGGAGTTATGGTAACTGTACTATATGGTGCAAAGTTGGTCATCAAAGTAAAACCATTTGCTAATCCACCCGCAGTACCTTTTGTAGAAACATAGGTAACTTTAATAACATTACCATCACTAAGTTTTTGACCTAAAATACCATCTCCAAAATAAATTTGGTAGTTGCCATCTGTTGCTTCTTGTAAAAAATATACCGGATCAGTTGGTGTTAGTTCCAAATAATTGGTTGTTGGATAGAATACTTGTTGTGAGGTATTAGATGTTGATTGTTTAACCGTAACAGACATTGTGGATGTATCAATACCTGAATCGGGAATCTCAAAAATATATTTTGGATTTGTCGTGCTGTTGACTGTAAACGTATAGTTTTGCACTGAGCCTTGTTTGATTTCAACACCATTGAATGTGGCCACATTGGCACTTACAGGTACGGTTGTTTCATTCAATGTTACATAATTATAATTTATGTTGTTGATAGCTTCAGAACGGAAACTTGTATATTGTGGAAGTGTATATGTACTAGTTGTTATTCCGGTGAATCTAAGATTGATAACAGCAACAGGACCAACAGCTGAACGTGGCACATAATTCAACATTTTTGCATGGGAAACCACAGATGAACGTTGTATCGCAGAGTCCAAGAACATTTCATTGGCTACCATGTTCAAATAGAAAGCATTGTATTGTGTATTGTATGCAAGAACATCCAACAAAGTAGACAAAGAAGAACCTGTGAAGTTATAATCTTTGAAAGTATCTTGTGTTTGCAGATAATTGATGAAGTTCTGCTTAATGTTACTAAAATCTAAGCTAGCAACTTGAACATTTGTATTAGATGCCATTATCTGGACCTTTGAAGAAAGAGATTAACATTTGTTGGTGTAGTATTATTTCCAATAAAAAAGGTCAAGGTGACGCTGAAACCATTTTTATCCGTTGAAAGTTGCACATCAATATTACTAATTTTTGCTCTTGGTTCAAAATTTGCAACAACATTTTGAATTTCATCAGCCAAAATACTTGAAGTGACATTAGTTGCAGGTTCAAACAATAAACCAGTTAAATTGGATCCAACGGTTGGTTGAAATGGTCTCTCATAAAAGTTTGTCAATAATAGATTTCTTACAGAAGCTATTACCGCCTGGTCGTCATAACGCAGGGCAACATCTTTTGTTACCGGTAACATTCTAAATGTTAAGTCTAAGTCTGAATAGATTTTCTGTAAATTTGCCATCTGTTATTTATGAGTTCAAATGGGCCTTTAATGCAGGAGTACCAATATAATTGTTTAAAAGAAAGTTTTGTGACTGTCCAAGATTATTAAGACCACTCAATTTGTTATAATCATGTATCACATTTGCAGAATTTTGAAAGAATTGTGAGTCTTGCTGTGGATAGTAATACATGACAAAATTGGCAGTTGAAACTACATTTTGTAAGGCTAGAGCGTTTGCGGTACTTATACTTGTAATGTATGTATTTGTTATAAAATCATATGTTATGGAGTTTGATAAAATAATAGTCAATGTGTTCATTGAACTATACAAGTTGGCCAAAGTATTACCTAATGTAACACTTGAAAAATTACCCATAATAACAGAAGTGTTTGCAATACCATCAGTTTGACTTGTGATGTATGACAACATTTTACCTTGAGCCGTAGCTGTGGTGTAATGTGGTGTCGTTGTGTCAGAATCTGGTGGAATAACGTTGGATTCTTTATTTGTTACATACAAATAGTTATTTGCTGTTGTGTTTGCTAATGTGACAGATGTTGCAACTATATTAGCCAACGCAGTTGTTACGGTTGGGTCCGATGATGTTAAATTGGCTGTAAGTCCAACCAGAGTATTTGACGTATTCCAAATTAACTGTGTCACATTTGCCACAGGATTCACAAAAAAACCATCAGTTCCGGTGCCAGTAGCCAAAGCATTAGCTTGCCATGGTTTCAATAACGATGGCAAAATTGTCATTTGTGTATTTACATTACTACTGTAAGTTGATGACAATGAATTGATTGTTGGATTACTCGAATTGAAACCTAATCTTGCGTAAACGCTCATAATATATTAAACTCCTATTTCTTGTGGAATTGGTGGACCCGTTGGTCCTTTAGGTGATATATGTATGTGTGCATTGTGTAGACTTAAATTAACCGTATCATAAGCCCATAATGCACTCATAACACCAAATTCACCAAGTGGTGCAGAAACTTCAGCTAATGCGGTGACTGAACCTGGCGTTGCAATTGGTATTCCAGCAGAAACGCCACCCAAAACTGTAACAAATCCTTCTACACCTGCACTCATGCCGGTCAAAGCGTCTATTCGACCAGTGGATGTTATTTTGCCAGCTGTAATCTCACCATCAACGGTCAAATCACCTGTGATATGTTGGTAGTCACCTGTGTTTAATTTCAATCCACCACCAAGAGAACCACCTGCATTGATAACCGTATCACCAATTGAAGTTATACTGTATACACCTTGAACAACTTGTGTGAAATTTCCTTGTACATGTTGTTCAACATTACCATCAACCTGTTCAATTAAGTCTCCCGCAACATGAAGCTCGCAATCGCCTTGAACTTCAATTTTCATTCTGCCTTGCACCAATAAATTTTTATTTTTAATTGTGATTTCATATCCATCACCATAAACCTTATGCACCTCATCACCATTAGGATGCATTTCAATGAATGTACCTGTGCGGTGTTGCAGTCTTACACGTTCTCTTGTTGGTGTGTCATCCAATTCAAATGAATGTCCACTAGGTGTTTGTGTGGCATTATTATATGGGTATACTGGTTGATATTGTGAATTGGCTGCCGATTCAGGCTCTGTCCATGCTGTAAAAAAATCTGGTTGATCCATTCAAAGTCCTTAAGGTTGAGATGCTGTTTTTGCAGTTGTACCATAAGATGGTGTAGCTGACGCAACTGTTTCCGTTATATGATTGGTTAATGCACCAGCTGATGCAGCGGTTGGATTAGTTACAGCATTTACTACTGCACTATTCAATGTGCTACCATAACTAGCGGTACTGTTAGTCAGTTGATTAATTGCACCACTAGTTATATTGTGTATGTTTGTTTGTGATTGAATGTTATTTACGGTTGAATTCAAAGAATTTTTAAAATTTGTCAAACAATGTGCCACAATTGCTTTTAATTGTGCTGGTAAAGTTTCTATCCATGTGATAATTTGTTGTAAATCTTTGGCTAAATTAACAATCAGAGATACATCATAAACAATTTGAGCAGCTCTATTGATTGCTTCAGTAACCAGTCTAACATAGTATTTGGCTGTAGAAAAGGAAAGAGATGCAACACCTGTTGGATCAAGATTTAATGCTGATAATATACCAGTCACGATAAGTCTGAAACCTTGTTGTAGTTGACTAATGGCTGCACGAATTGCATTAGCTGCGGCCATCTTACCATTCTTAACTGCATTTTGAAGTGCCGCAATGGGATTAATCAATCCACCTAAATCCAAACCAAGACTAAAAGTAAACTTGAAGTCACAAACGTGTGATAAATCTGCATTGTTAGTTGCTAATGAGGCATTTGCCAATGAACCTCTTGAAAGGCCTGGTGTGGTTTGTGAACCGGCCGTGTAGAAGAATCCACCATTTGGTAACTGTGGTGATTTTAATTCAAAGACTGCACCAACTGGAGAAATATTTGTTGGTGCTGCATTGACAAAAGATGTAGTAAAAGCATTCTCAGCACTAGTTATTGCACCAGTTACTGTGTTATAAATTATGTTGCTTGCGTTGTTAACCGAACTTGCTGCTATATCTGATGCTGTTGCCATTATGTTCCACTTTCTTCTTCTGAACTTGAATAATCAGTTGAACCAGTTGTAACAGATGATGAGGTTGCTGTGTTGGCGGCTGCAAAACCAGGCAATACACCCATCATAATAGGAAACTGACCACTTTCACCGTCCATAAAAAACCCTAAAACCCAATCACCTATCTCAAGTGGTTGGAATTGTTTAGCTGTATTTATTGAGTTCATTGGATGAGCCCAAGGTAAATCTGTGGTAGGAATTAAACTTGTATCGTCTGTATGCCAACCAAAGATACGGACTTGACAACGACCAAGTGCAAGCGGATCAACTCTATTTTCAACTGCACCGACCCACCATATAAAACCATTAAGTCCTGCAAAATTATTTACTGTTTTCATTTAACCACCCACTGCTGTTTTCCAAGCAGAAGACTCAACTGGAATATCTGGATACTGATTTGGAACACTTTCTTTGGCTATTTCCATAACAGTCTTATAGTCATTTTGCGTCACCAAATGTCTCACCGCAGTAACTAGATAGTTTCCAGAATAAAATAAATCCAAACCTTTGCTGGATGGGTCTCGTGATATCAATTCAAATTCAATAACAGTACCAACAGTAAGATTTGGGTCACCAGGAACAGAAACTTTAAGTCTTGTATAGTTTGCTAAGGCTAACTGTGCTGTCCTATATGGTATGTATGTCTCTGCAAAAATGTTTGGTGCAACAGAACCTGGATTGGCTTGCACTACTGCATTATTAGCTTCATCAAAGTTGGAAAAAACCAATTTAAGTGTAGCTTGGTTTGTTTCGTTTAGTTTTTTGCCAAAACGGTTTTGATAGTTGTTTGTTATCGGATAGTTATTCAAACCACCTGTAGAACTATCATTCCAATACGCAAAGTAGTCAAAATTAGTTGTCATTCTCTTTCTTGTTAGAATGTCTACAGATAACAACTGATTGGCAAACATGCCAGAATTGATAGCATTTAATGTATCATATGAATCTAGTATTTCATATGTTGTTACATTAAGAACTTCTTCTGTTAGATTTGCTTCATTGATATTTTTTGGATCATAACGATAAGTATTATAGACGGTCAAATTATTACCGTCTGTTAAGGTCTGTAACGATTTGAAGTTAAACCCTTTGTTGTTTTCAAAAAACAACATATCCGCACCTGTGAATTTGTCTCCTGCGGAGTTACCATCATTTGGTCTAGCATATGTTGATAACCAATTGATAGCATCTAATGGCTTTAATTTCGGTATAACAAAACTATAGACACCATAAGTCTCATCAATACTTAATCTGTCACTACTAATCCCCAATCCAGTTGTGCAAATATCTGTAATAACTTGGTTTATCTGTTGATTTGGATAAGATTTACTGAGTTTATACTGTTCTGAAACCAAAAGTTCTTCTGAACAAAATTGTAAACAAAAGGCTTCAGTATACATTGTACCACTAAGTTTTCTTTTGTCCATTTTATAAACACGAAACTTTTTACTGATTATATCATTAGTATCAGCATACTTACTGAAGTTCAAAAGTAAGAATTCATTTCCCGTCAATGACAAAAGTTCCGAATATGCATTTGATTCTGTTACCATGACATAACCAGAAACCACACCACCAAACAAATCTTCATGGTATGATATTTCATTCATAATGTAACGCAGGTCGATAAAACCGACCGAAGTCATTAGTGTTACCGTATCAAGTTGATAGTCACGGGTATTAAGAATTCCAGACACTTTATTATCCTAATAATGAAGACAGTTGTTTTTCTAGTGCTCCAGCAAGATTCACATTTACAAGATTGATGCTTCGTTTAGCTTCATTAACTTGAACCTCATATTCAAAAATGCTTTGTGGTGCTGCAGCTGTTATAACAGTTACACCTGCACCACTAGGTAATACAGCATTTTGAGTACCTTGAATTACATTTACATATGCATTTTCATCAATAATATAGATGTTTGTATTTGATTCTCTTGATGTTGAATCTATTGTGGTTATTGTTTCAACATATTGGTATACGGTATTTTGTGTATATGTTAAAATTTGTGAAGATGTTACATTTGCAACCGAAATATTTAATGAATTGGCTGTTGCTGATGCATACTTATCAACCAAATAATCATTGAACAAATTAGGATTCATTGGCCAATCACCAATAGAGTCGAAAAGTTGACTACCAAACATGGTAATCCAATATCTATAACTGTCACCATAATACTTTTGAGCAATGATATCTGGTGTATCACCATCTTTAATGTTATATGAATAGAACACTAAAGCATTGTTCAATACAGTTGGAATAATTTCCGTTCTCTCCATGATGTTTGTTACATTGACAAAATTGCCATTGTAATCAGTCACTTTAATGGTGGGAAATTGTTGAAAGTATTTCATTATCGTAATCCAGCAACAGAATTTGGTGAAGTTGTAACAGTTGGTGAACCGACAGTTGCACCATAACCAGCAGCAATTTTTGCTTTTGTAACAATTTCAATTTCTTGGAATGATAGTGACAATTGTGTTTGAACAGGTGCACCATCATTGTGAGCTGCAAAACCATTTGGTGCATAATTGACATCAATATCAGTTAATACACAATCACCATATCTCGGTAAAAATTGATTCTCATTATTATTGAACATAAATTCAATATTGAAGAAAGATGGTGGTATAAAGAACATACCACTAACTGCATTACCGGCTAACAGTAAGTCTGGTGCAAAATGGTATTTAAACGTTCCAATAATTTGATTAACCATTGTTGCTTCTGCTTGAGATGCTGGTGTAAACACAAAGTTTAATTGAAATTTTCTAAAACCAAGACCACGATAAATGACTTGCAATTGTGGGTTAATAGCAAAACCTTGTGAATTAAGTGCAATGTCGGTAACTCCACTACCACTTAAATCTATTGAAGTTTTGCCCACTTTTATGTTACTCAAAAATTTATTAAACGAAGATGCACCTGCATAAATTGCTGCTGGGTCAGAAGCACTAGCCGATGCTGAATTTTTTGATGCATTATCTTTTCCAGCAAATGATTGTATAGCTTGTAAACCTTGAATACCTTTACCCAAATCGTTTGTTATACTCAATTCGTCATAAGAAGCATTGTATGATGCAGTCAAACTATCTGGCATGTATAAACAAATTACACCGACCGCATCTTGAACTGGGGTTTGAAAGTTCAATGATAATAATCTATCGATAACTCCTTTTGATTCTGTGGAATCTGGGTTTGTGCTAGATACTGGTGTTGACGGATTTACTTTTTTGATAGAAAACTTAACGTAATGGTTTTTAGTTGAAGAACCCAAATCGGCTGGATAAACCAATGGTGTCAGACCTGGACTTTTTTGATCCAAGGCGGCTAAAGGTCCAGTGGTCTGGTCTGCTGATGGTCCAGTTGAAATGGAAGTTATATCTATTGCCATTAATTTCTCTAAAAAAGATTATACATACTATTTATGGCTTATTCTGGCAAATTTACACCTAAGAATCCACAGAAGTACGTGGGTGACTATACCAATATTATTTATCGCTCGTCTTGGGAGGCGAGGGTGATGACTTGGCTCGACAAAGAACCAAGTATAGTATCATGGGCTTCAGAAGAACTTATAGTACCTTACATTTCACCTGTGGATGGTAAAAAACATAGGTATTTTCCAGATTTTCTGGTCAAAGTTAGAAACAAAGACGGTCAGTTAAAGACCATGTTGATTGAGATTAAACCTAAAAAACAGGCTATGGAACCTGTTAAGAAGAAAAGAGTTACTAAACAATATATCCAAGAAGTGGTTACTTATAGTGTCAACCAAGCCAAATGGAAGGCTGCAACCGAATATTGTTTAGACAGAGGTTGGGATTTCAAAGTTTTGACTGAAGAACATCTTGGATTCTAACCTAAATATATTATGACTTCAAAACTTACATCACTCGCAGAAGCAAAGAAACTAAATGGACATAAAACTATGTCCAAAGATGCCGTATCTTGGCTTCAAGATAAGATAGATGAGATTAAAAGACCGTCTGCAATACCAAATACTATTAAAGGTGAGGTAAACAGACACAAACAACAAGGCCAGTTAAGAATTGGCATGTTATATTGTTATTATTATGACCCTAAGACTAAAGATGATTTGCCATATTGGGACAGATTTCCAATGGTGTTGGTCTTAGAAAAGTATAATGATGGATTTCTTGGTTTAAATTTGCACTACTTGCCAGTCAGATATCGTATTGCATTTTTACAGAAGTTAATGAAGTATGCTCAGTTGACACCTGAACAAGATATTAGAAGAATGAGAATTTCTTATGATATCTTACAGTCAACCAAAAGATTTGCAGAGTTTAGGCCATGTTTGAAACGATATTTGTTTAGTCATATGAGGTCTAGATTGTTGATGATAGAACCTGATGAGTGGGATGTAGCAACCATGTTACCTATCCAACAATTTAGAGGTGCAAAACCACAAAAAGTTTGGATGGATTCAGTAAAAGAGTACAAAGAGCATATGGCTCATTTTAACCAAGACGAAGAATAATGGCACTAGTAGACTTTATTTCATCTTTCACAACTGATGTAGCAAGACCTAATAAGTTTGATGCTACTATTGTTGTTCCTGGTCTGTTAAGAGACTATAATCCAATACTACGCAACCTAACTTTGCGTTGTGAAGCTACTGAATTGCCTGGTAGAACATTTGGTACAGTAGAACAAAAGTTTGGTTCTAATCCAACAACCAAATTTCCAATGCATTCATCATACAATGACCTAACAATGACATTTATTGTATCTGGTGATATGTCTGAAAAAACATTTTTTGATGTATGGATGGAATATATTAATCCAACCACATCATTTGACTTTGATTATAAACAAAACTTTGCTGGCACAATCAACATTAAACAATACGACCTGCAAGATGTAATTGTTTATTCTGTTAACCTCTTTAATGCATATCCTATTGCCGTCAATCAAATGGATTTAGATTGGTCTAATGACGGTTTTCATAAACTGACTGTGGTTTTTGCTTATGATTACTGGCAAAATGCTGGTATCGAAAATCTAGGAAACTTATTGCCAGCATACAATCAATCAGGTTTATCATTTAATTCATTCTTTGACCAAGGCACAGCAAGTGATTTCTTTACACCACAAATTGCTACCAATACATTGACAACAATTCCTGACAATCAATACGACCAGTCTTTAGTTGATTCTTTTGCAGAACAACAACGTGCTGAAGCTGCTGCAAATTATGAAGCAGAACAAGAACAGAATCAAGCAGCAATTGATGCTGCTTTATCTGGAGAAGAATAATTTTATTTTTAATGGAGTGAATTATAATGGCTTTACCTAAAATTGATGTGCCAATCTATGAATTGGATTTACCACTTTCTAAAAAGAAGATTCGTTTTAGACCATTCTTGGTTAAAGAACAACGAAATCTTATGATGGCCATGGAGGCCGATGATAAAGAAACAATTGAAAAGAACATCAAACAAGTTCTACACAATTGTACCTTGACAGAAAATATTGATATTGAATCATTGCCTATCATTGACATTGAATTTTACTTTTTGAACCTACGTGCAAGGTCAGTAGGCGAAATCGTAGAAAACAAGTATCGTTGTGAGAATGAAGTTGATGGTAAGAAATGTAACA